TTATCCCATCGTATTGAACCGGATACTTGCTTTGATTAACGCCAGAGCCTGAATTGAGTCTGCCGGGATATCTTTCGGAGAGTGGTGCGGGTTGTGGCTGACGAGTCGGACAAAACGATCGTCATCTGCCTTCTGAATGTATTTAATCGAGATGTAGCTCTCGCCGTCGATGGTGAATGACAAAAGGTACATCTCGCCCCACAATATTCCTTGAGATCCGTTGGGGATCTCCTTATACAATACAATATCGCCACTCTTCAGTAACGGATACATCGAATCACCTCGGACGTAGACCGCCCCATCGCATGGAGGCAAATCGGGAATTTGGATGTGAGATATGGGTGTGCGACGGTTCTGGTCAGCAAATAGAGCAACCAACCCCGCCGAGGCATCGAGTTCGTAAAGGGGGACATTCTGCATTTCGACAGGATGATCCGTGCGGAGCGAGAATTGTGCCTGAACGCTTGGTGTAGCCCGTTGCGTGATTTCTTCTCGGATCATCTCACCTTTGCCAGATAGTAGCCATTCAGTCGAGTAGCGGGGATAATTTTCAACTATCGCCTGTATCCATTTCGATTGGATATCGGTCCCATTGGCAATAGCTCTCGATAACACCCCTTTACTTGCCCCGATTTTTCGTTCCAGAGCACCTATCGTAATGCCTTCATTATTAGCGATACTTTCAATTCGGGGCAAGATTTTATTCATATTCGTTGAAAATTATCCCTGTAAAATTTGGAATCGGGGATAATTATCCCCATATTTGCATCGAGGTTTCAAATGGAACCCGTGTGGCAAATATACGAAATAATTGATTTTATGGCAAGAGTACTTGTAGAACATGGGGAGATCGTCAAGCTGGCACAATTGCTTGGGGTAGCCCGCAAGACCGTCCGGGAAGCCTTAAGCGGCCAGACGAATACCCCATTAGCCTGCAAAATCCGCAAACTGGCCCTCGCCCGGGGTGGCGTCTTCAAACCAACACAAAATCCGACACAACTATGAACGAGCAGTGGATGATCCGCGAGAACTACGTCGGATCGGTGATATTCGGGATCCTGGCGCTCGGTGGAATCTTCGGCGTGTACGCCGGGAACCTGATCCACCTGTTCACGATCATTGCCAGCGGTTCGGTAAGCTGGGCATTATGGTACGAAGCAAAGCAAATCGAAAAACAACAATAATACTATAATACTATGACACGCAAGGAGTTCGAAAATTTGACAAAACGAATCATCGCACCGGAGGATTACCGGCTGATCGAAAACCTGTATATGGCCGCAGGAGAAATGGACAAAGCGGAGTTCTGCAAGGAGATCCGGATCATGTGTGCCTACGACAGCGCCAACGATCGTATTGAGATTCGCCGATGCCTGAAGGAACTGGGCAAACGCGTCGGAACAATGGATGCGGAACTCAACTTCCTGAAGCGAGAGACGAAGAGGAAGCATGCGGAACTGGCCGAGATACTCATCGGCAAGGCTTGCGCATACCAGGACTCCGACCTGTACAGGGAAGCCGTGCAGCTGATCGGTCAGCGGGAGGTAACACTTACGAAGCTGCGCATGGATCTGCCGCTGTGGGATGAGGACAAGCAGTATATCGAGGATACGCTGAAAGTGATGGCGTAAACCTCGACAAATCCCGTGAACCCGCAGGGGTTGTCCGGAGCGATACCGGCACGGGAGCCCACTTTAAAACAACGCTATTATGAAATCGAACTTTGTTCATCCTCACTCTCATTTAGTACCTCTGAAAGAGATTCCTCGTGCACAAAGAGTATTGCTTTATTCCCGTTATGGAACTCCACATATGGATAATGAAGTGGCCGAAAGAACTCATCAGGGAACGGGAAGTCCGGCAAAGCCTTGTATAGCTGCCGCCCGACATCGACACCTTCCCACAAGAACGAAGGCCTGTGGCGAAACACATCGTGAATAACCTTGTCTAACTCCTTTTTGGAAATCTCGGTCTTGTCTGTCGAGCGAAGATACACCAGATCAGCCTCTCCGCTTTCGAGCCCGAAATCGTGATTGACTGAAATCGCATAATCGAGGTGATAAAGCCAGGCAAAACTCTTGAAAATATCCAAGATAGATTTCCGATACCGGTTGATGTTCGTACCCTCAAAATAAGAGACGGTTACATTCAAACGAAAGATCTTACCCATAAATCGCTAAAAGTTTGCAGTTGACAGCACAAATATAGCGATTCTCCCGTGAACTCGCAGGGGTTGTCCGGAGCGATGCCGGCACGGGAGCCAATAAATGAGACAACATCATGCAACGATACGGTCAAACAATTGCAGTCACGGTGGAGGATCTGACGCGCAGCGATGACGGAGAGGCGGTTATGACTTATACGACTTATGAAAAATTGGCCAGTCGCAAACGCCTCAAGAAGATCGATTCCGGAGGAGGACTTGGCCGTCGCGTTCAGATCGAGTATTCATCGCTGCCGGAGCGGTTCCGCAAGCGTTTTGAGGCCAAGTACGGTGATCCGGAGGAGCTGCTGCGCCAGGACAAGCCTGCACTGGTGATCAACGCCGAGGCACGCCGTTTCTTTGCCGGCCTCGAGCCGGGAACATTCCGACTCCCGAACGGGGAGACGCTCCCCGACGACAAGGTCGAGGAGTACACGCTGAACGCCTCGGTACTCGATGTGCTGCACGAGGAGGTCGAGAAACAACGCCTTGGCCGCAACCGTCTCAAGCAATCTACCCGCATCATCTGGGAGAATATTCTGGCCTCGGCCGAGCGCTTGCGTGCGGATTTTCACCATACGCTGCCCAACAACGAAGCCCGATTGAAAGACAAGGTGCGCACCTATGAGCGCGAGGGATTCATCTGCCTCGTCTCTAAGAAGTTCTGCAATACGAACAGGACAAAGATCACACCCGAGGGAGGTCGGCTGCTCGTTGCCTTGCGCCGGAGCCGCGTACCGGTCTATACCCTGCGCCAGATCTTCGACGAGTACAACCGGCGTGCCGAGCGCAAGGGATGGAAGACGCTCGAATCGATGAACTCGGTCACCTCCTACCTGGAGCGGCCGGATGTTGCGCCGAAATGGTGGGCTGCGGTGTACGGAGAGCTCTCCGCACGTCAGAAGTTCGACCGCAAGCAGCAGACGATTCTCCCCGGAGTGCGCGATGCGCTGTGGTATGGCGACGGTACGAAACTGAATCTCTACTACAAGGGGCGTGACAAGGACGGAGGCCTGGTCAAGAAGACGGCCATGGTCTACGAGGTGATCGATGCCTACAGCGAGATGCTGCTGGGCTACTGCATCGGAGATACCGAGAATGCCGAGCTGCAGCGCCGCGCCTTCCGTATGGCCATCGAAACAGCCGGACACAAGCCCTTCGAGATCGTTACCGACAACCAGGGCGGGCAGAAAACGACCGATTCGCTGAGTTTCATGTCGCGGATCTGCCACATCACGCGCAAAACGGCACCCCATACGCCGCAGGCCAAGAGCATCGAGTCGGTGTTTGGTCGGTTCCAGCGCGAGGTGCTCCATGCCGACTGGCGCTTCACGGGGCAGAATATTACGGCGACAAGCCGTGATTCCCGTCCTAACTCCGAGTTCATCGGGGCCAACGTGGACAACCTCTACACATTCGAGGAGATGTGTGCGGCCTATGCCGACTACCGCCAGCGATGGAATGACCTGCGCCATCCCGAATCGAAGATGAGCCGCCGGGAGATGTATCTGCGTTCGCAGAACCCCGAAGCTCCGGCCCTCTCGCAATACGACTATATGGAGATGTTCTGGAGCGTTACGGAGCGCCCGAGCGAATTCACCTCTTCGGGCATCACCATTCAGGTAGCGGGACAACGGTACAGCTACGAAGTACTCGACGCCGAAGGGCATCCCGACATGGAGTTCCGCCGCTCGAACACCACACGCAAGTTCTTCGTCCGATACGATCCGGACGATATGACGCGCGTTTGGCTCTGCACAAAGCCGGCTGTCGGCGGCTTGCGGATGGTAATGCCGGCTGTTCCCTATGCGGTCGTTCACCGCGCCATCCAGGAGCAAACTCCCGAGGAGCAGGCATTCCTGCGCGAAACACTCGAAGCCAACAAGCGGGAACGCATCCTCCGGCAGATGGAGGGCTACGAGCTGGAGGTGGCCCACGGTGTCGCTCCCGAGCAGCACGGGCTGCATACGCCGCGCCTGCAGGGGCTCACACCACGGGCACAGGAGCGGCTGCTTGACCGCTATGCGGATGCAGCTTTTTCAGACTGTACACTGCAGGAGGAGCGCTGCGAGCCGATTGCCGTCGGCCAGGTTGAGAAGCAGCTCAGCAATATGACTTTTGACGAAGTGTCACTTTTAAACAGATTTTAGGATATGAAACTTACCAACGAACAGAAAAACGGGATCCGCGAGATGTTGCAGGCCTATGTGAGCCGCTATCCGAGCCAGAACAAGGCCGCAAATTCCCTGACCGGGATCTCGGCCGGCACGGTGTCGACGATCCTCAATGGCCGATACGAGTCAATCAGCGACGAGATGTTCGTGAAGCTGCGGGCACAGATCTCCGGACAGCGGGCCGAAGGTTGGCAGCTTTGCAAGACCCGGATGTACCAGGAACTCTCCGAGCTGTTCTCCGACGCACAGCAATTCCAGAACGTCGCATGGGCCATCGCTCCGGCCGGTTCGGGGAAAACGACAACGGCACGCGACTACGCATCGCAACACGAAAACGTCTTCGTAATCCCCTGTTCGGAGGATATGCACCGTATCGACTTCATCCGGGAAATGTCCCGGGCCCTGGGCATTGCCATCTCGGACCGGAGCATGCATGAGTTGCTTGAACGGATCACGCGCCACCTGTTGACGCTCGACCGGCCGCTGCTCATCTTCGACGAGGGCGACAAACTCTCCGATACGGTTTTCTACTACTTCATCACCATCTACAACCGGCTGGAGAACTATTGCGGCATCATCTTTATTTCTACCAGCTATATCAAACGGCGCATGGAGATCGGTCTTGCCTACAACAAGAAGGGATATGACGAAATCCATTCGCGCATCTGCCGCAAATTCATTGAACTGACGCCCGCTTCGTCCTACGAGGTGGCAGCCATCGCTCGCGCCAACGGCATCACAGACGACCGGACGGTCAATGTCGTGGTAAAGGATGCTGCCGGGTGCGAGTTCGATCTGAGGCGGGTGCGGCGCGAAGTTCACAAACAGAAGCGACTGGCGGCAATAACCGAGAAATAACACTGTTCAATCACTATTCAATCATACGGTAATGGCAAAATCTCTCTCCGTAACCCAGGCGTTGTCGATCCGTCGGTCCACACTCCGTCTCGAAGGTGGATGGGGCGACTGTGTCGGCGAAATCGACCGTACGGGTGTCGTATTCTTCTGGGGAAAATCAGGCAACGGCAAGACTTCGGCGGTATTATCGTTCGGCAAGGAACTGGCCCGGTTTGGTCGCGTTCTTTACAATTCACTCGAAGAGGGTCTCTCCGTTTCATTCCTGAACGCGCTGCGGCGTCATGCCATGCAGGACTGCGGCCGCCGGTTCCAGGTGGTGGCCGGAGAGTCCATGGAAGATCTCGACGAACGGCTGTCAAAGCGCAAATCTCCGGATTTCGTTATCATCGATTCATTCCAGTACACGCAACTTGACTACCGTCAGTACATCGCATTCAAGGAACGGCATCCGGACAAGATGCTCGTCTTCGTGAGTCATGCCGACGGAAAACAACCGGCAGGTCGGGCAGCCCGGTCGGTCATGTACGATGCCGGATTGAAGATATGGGTCGAGGGATACAAGGCCTTCACGAACGGTCGCTTCTTCGGGCCAACGGGAGAATATACGATATGGCGCGAAAAAGCCGAGGAATACTGGGGAGACCCCAACAAACCGAAACCATTCTCAAAAAGCGCGAAATGATGAAGCGGAAACCTACAAGCTATGCTCGCTTTTACGCACTCCTCAATCGGGTGTCCGGCGACAGGGAGCAAATAAAGGAGGCTCTTGTAATGCGGTTTACCCAGGGCCGTACGACCTCTCTGCGCGATATGCGGACGTCGGAATACGAGGCCATGTGTACGGCCCTCGAAGCAGAGATCGAGCATCCAGGATTAAGCGTCGAGGAGTTCCATCGTGAGCGGAAACGTCTGCGGTCCGCAGTACTGCACCGAATGCAACGTCTGGGTATTGACACCTCGGATTGGGATGTGGTCGATACCTTCTGTTTGAGCAACAGAATCGCAGGGAAGGAGTTTGCCCGGCTCTCGCTTGCAGAACTCGAGATCATGATCTCGAAGCTCGAAGCGATGGGCCGAAAAGGATACTCCCGACCTCGAAAGGTAATGATCCCGCTCATCCTACGCGAAGGTCAGTTGCCGAGTTGACAAGTGAACAATCGTATATGCTATTGGATATGAAATACAAACAAATGCAGTTGATCCGGCGCACGGCCTGGATGAACCTTCAGATTCTCGATCGGGGACCGAGTGAGGCCGACGCGAAATATGTGCCGATTGCGGTTCGCATGCTTACGATGGTCGCCTGTATGGGATACGCGGTTCTCGACCTTGAGGCGGCACTTGCCGATGTCGGAAAACTTCGCCATCAGGTCAAACTGCGGATGGGCCAGATTCGCCACATGACGGAATACGCGCACGGAACAGCCTTTAACATGCTGCACTCGGTCAATCCTGCGGCCTCGCGGCAGTACAACGACCAACTTGACTGGATGTACGGCAGGATCTCGGCCTGCATTCTGTTGTCCGAGCCGGAGAAGTCCTACAACATCGTAGTGTCGTTGTGTCGGTTGATCGAGAAGTACAACGGCCGGATCTCGGGCCGTTACGACTTCGCCCCGGCAAAACCTCTGTACAGGATCCCGGCCTTGATCGCGTGTGCGAACATCACAGACTACAGGCTGGACAATATAATCGAACTGAATACGAAATGAACCGTAAAGATCAGAATTTATGAAGTGGATCAAAGAACCCATCCCGCTTACCGGGTATTACGAGCAGATGCTCGCCCTCGACAAGAGGGAGGCAGCGTTGCTGGCAAGGATCCTTCAAAAGCCATTGAAGGAGCTCCGAAAACGTCTTGAACGACTGGACGACATTCATGAGTCCGGGGAAGCCACCGAGCGGCAGGAGAATCGCCGCTGTGAAACAGAGGAGAAGGTGTCGCTGCTTGAGCATTTTATTGCAATCTCACCTAACAAGTAACCTATGAAACGGATCATTCTGGGTGTTTGCGCCCTGCTTATGACGGGGTGCTGCTCATGTCGAAAGACGGTCGTATTTGTGGAAGTCCCCCTTGCACTATTTGTCGGTTGGCCGGGAAGTGCGCCCATCAGCTCCGCGGTTCATTCCCCGCAGTCGCACGGATTCACTGCTGATGGAGGCAAGTATGAAAGCCAAAAAAGAGACCGATGAGGCGACAAGACGTTTGAACCCGATAATGAAAGGAAATAAAAACTCCCCCGAGTTAGGGGGAGTAGCAAAAGCCCTGTACAGGCAGGCGCTATCGCTTACTACGATAAATGAGTCAGTCGACAGCCTTACCAAACAGGTACCCTGCCAACATTCAAAATAAGGTTTCCATAATTTTGAACTTTTTTTAATTAAAACCGGCCGAAGCCGATTATCTATTGGGGGCTGTATTAGTCTGGCTCTTGCCCTTGGACTAACCCTCTTCCCGATACAAAGATATAACTTTTTTCAATATGGATATCACGAAAATGACAGCAGCGGAACGCGCCGAATTGAAGGCGCAGCTTGAGGCCGAAGAGCGTGCCGAGAAACAGAAACGCGAAGACGATGTTACTGCCTACAAGTCCGCCGTGGACGAGTTCTGCAGGCTGAAGTTCTCACGGCTCAAGGCCATGAGTGAAGAGATGCGGCGTCTCAAGGACGTGGTGTTCGCCGATGCCGAGACGCTGATCCAACTCAAGGAGGAGCTGTTCAAGACGAAATCCGACCGTCACAGCGACCAGTTCACCACCTCCGATGGCCGCATCACGCTGGCGCTGGGCAATCGCACGAACGACGGGTGGGACGATACGGTCGAGGTCGGTGTCGCCAAGGTCAAGGAGTTCGTCAAATCGCTGGCCAGGGATGCCGACTCGGCAGCTTTGGCAGAGATGGTAATGAACCTGCTGTCCAAGGACCGCAAGGGCAATCTGAAGGCGAGCCGTGTGCTGCAGCTCCGGGAGATTGCCCGAAAGTCCGGGTACTCCGAACTTATCGAAGCAACCGACATCATCCAGGGCGCCTACCGGCCCGAGGAGACCTGCCAGTTCATCTCGGCTTCCTACAAGGATGACAAAGGCGTCAAGCACACGCTGCCACTCTCGATGGCAGCCATGGACTGAGCCATGTACCGGGTGCGGTTTATCATCCAGCGGCCCGGATACCGGAAACGCTACTTGAGCGGGTTCTATATCCCGCGACAGGAAGGCATGCCGGTGTCGGAGATGAAGCGGGAATGCACGGAGTTCATCCGAAGCCGGCTTCAGAAGGAGGACGCCCGATTCCTGGACTTCACCATGGAACTGACCGTTTTCCGCCGTGTGAATGTCGATTTTATCTACCAGGCGGAGTCATCTCCCGGTCTCCGATAAGCAAGGATCCCGATGCCGAGGAAAATGCATCGGGATCCTGCATTTTGCCGGGAGTACAAATTTTCGTATCTTCGGACAAATAAACCCTTCGTAATACCTCGACTATGAAAAAACTCCTCATTTTTTGTCTGCTCATGCTGTTCGGCTCGGGCAGTCTGTCGGCGCAGGATCGGGTGGATCAACCGGCCACCACGTTGTCGTACAAATCCCAGGAGATAAAGAGAGCCCTCTACTGGGAACAAATCGACGGCAAGTGGAAGAGCCGCTACAATACGGAGATCCGTTTCCAGTCAGGTGTCCAATGTGAAAATTTCCGCTCTCTGTTTGTCGGGTGCATAGATACGATGCGTTTCCTCTTCATCGAATACGACAAGGGAGCATACCTCTATCCGAATCTGGAGATGGATTGGTGCTACTTTAGAACGATCTGTGCGGGACTTCTTGAGGAGACTGACTACAATGCGTTGAGAACGATCACTCCGGGGCAGCAGGTCAGTGTCGTGTCGCACTACGCCAACGAATCTCACAAGAATGCGCAATACTCGTTCTCCGGATTCCTGGATATGACACGTCTGCTTTACTCTTCGGCTTGCACGCTCTACAACAGCTACGAGAAGGCGTACGGTACCGATGCCGCAATGACCTATTGGCAAAAGGAGTATCCCGACAAGTTCATGCTGGCGGTGTTGCGTACCACCAGTGAAGGCAGGGACGTCGTACGGTTCCAGGTTTTTCCGGCATATGTCACTATGGGGGAGCCTGTCGGCATGGACAAGTTCTATTTCGAGATTTCCTACGACGAATACGGAAAGCTGTTCAAGGCCGACCGGAAACTGACGCATAAATAGCCGGACAATCCGGAGCAGACGAAAAATCCGTCGGAGTCATTCGATTCCGGCGGATTTTTATCTGCAAGGCATCCCGAATTTCGGCAGTAATCCCTATCTTTGTGACATGACGCACATAAACTCACAGGAGCTGTTTCACTGCCCGACCATCGAGAAGGCCGGGAACCGTCGGCGTACGCGTTCGCTGGCCCGTTCGGGAGATGGTAGCATCACCTCGCGTCGGGAGCGGATCGCCAAGCGCAACCGCATCCTGACGGCCCGTTACTACTACTGGACGGAGCTCGAACGGCGACGTTTCGACGATGTGCTGAAGATCCTTGCCGATAATGAATTCTTCGTCGAGGACCGCACGATCAGCAATGCCCTGGTCGCCGAGGATGAGTTCTACAACACGCTGATCCGCCAGCGGACGACCAAGCGCCAGTTGCGGCGGATGTTCCCCGGCTGGGACTGGAGCTAATCCATGAAGGCCGATTCATAGATCATCCTGTACACCTTCAAACCGTCCGAACGGCTCTCGGGAGCCACCGAAACCCGCGCCGTGGGGTTGATTCTGCGGCCGTAGTTCCACCACTGCAATGCCTTGTGGATTCGTTGCAGGGTATCGTATTGTGCAAGGGCCTTCTCGCGCACCTCGATCGGTGCGGAGGCATTCGTCGGGGCCGAGACATTGAATGCCACCCGCAACTGGAACCGCACCTGGACGCGCTGCGTCCCGGCTGTATGGTTCACACACTGCGGGTAGCTCATCTCCACCAGACAGCAGGGAAACGCTACGGGAGGTCGTTCGGAGACGTTGAGCTGCCCCTGGTCGGCATCGACCCATTGCAGCTCGGGGACCTTGCTTTTCAGCAGGTCGCACAGAGCAATGAAGAGTTCTTTTTCCATGGTCAGTCGGTTAATACGGATTCTACATAAGCCTCGATCCTTTTCTGCAACTCGGTCTCGAGTTCCCGAGCGCCGCCGATAAACTGCCGTTGGGGGATGTTCACGCTCCGGGTGTGCTGTCGGACGGTCTGGTCGCCGCGCCGTGTGTGCCGGATGTGAGCCGGGACAGTTACCGATCCTTTGAAACCCTCGTTGTGGACTTGGGCGTAGTCGACCTTCTCATTGCCGGCCGCAATGACGATCCGCTCGGGCGAGACCAGGACGGGACGTATGCTGTTGAGCAACGCTCCGGACTGCACGAGCAGCGATCCCGACCGCTTGGGCACCCGAGGCGGCGCCCAGGGGTTTCCGTCGAAGGCTTTATGCCGGAAGGAGTCCTGGAAATATTCGATGGATGTCTCGGCGACGATCTGGGCTGTCCCCTGCAGAATCTCCGCCATTTGGTTTTCAAGGAGTTTGTCGATTTCTATTTTCATGAAAATTGCGTATATTTGTCCCGAAGCATATGACTACTGGTGAATGGTATGATACCACCCTCGCGGGTGATGGGGGTATCAAAGAGGACCGGTCTCCGGACCACGACGGCGGGAGTTGTATGAAACCCGAAGCAGCGGTATGACACTGGCTATCCAAGGCGTTGCGGATACCTGCGGGACGTGTTCCCCGAGTAAACAACAGTACGTCCGGACGCAAAGACATGCCGCTACGACTTTTTTATAAGCAAGCCCCGCCGGTATCTCCATCGCGGGTCAATGTGGCGGCTGTTACGCGTTTTCTGTTTCAAGTTCGGAGTCTGAATGATCTCGAACCAGGTGGTTATCCGATATTCGAGATTTTCATCCACTTCACAGATCACATTGATTACCTTTCCATCATAGAACTTGATAAAGTTTAGATTTTTAAATAATTTCTGATAGTCATTCAGCCAGACTTCGTCAGGGCTATTCAAGACATCAGCAATACAACCCAATAGAGGTATGCGTGTTTTTTCATAGCTTCCGGTTGTATGCCGCTGAAATACTTCTTTATCCAGCACTACCATCCGCCCCTTGTAGTCGCGCAGCGTCTTGTGCACCTCGTACCACTCGGAGGCCGTACCGCTGTATTCGGGCATCCGCTCCGTGGCTGCCGCCAGGCGTTTGGCAAAGGAGTCGAGCCCCCAGTCGTTGTAGTAGAGTTGGCCGAGCAGCTTCGAGGCCTTGTCCTGGAAGCGGCGGATGTAGAACTGGTTCTGCGTGAACACCTCTCCGGTGAGAGCTCGGTTCACGCCCCAGCCCTGGGCTTCGGCCTTCTTCCAGGTCGCCGTTCCGAAGAACTCGTCCACACGTTGCTGCGAGGCCTCGACCTCCTCTTTCGTGACCTCGTGGGCCATTCGCGGCACAACCCGGCAGCGGCACCGCCAGTCGTTCGGCGGGAAGATCTTCTTCCAGCGGGCGTCATTCCAGGAAAGGACAACCCCTTCGAGCCGACGGTGGGATGGACGTACCCGGTCGTCGCCGACGGTCCGGTACTCCCAGTAGGGAAACAGCTTCGTTTTGCCCATCAACCGGCGGTAGGTGCTGGCCGCCTCGGACGTGAGCAGCGCCGTGTCGTACTCGGTGCGCTGCCAGTCGCGGTTGAACGCCGTGCAAACCTTGTGGGCCTCGCGTTCGAAATCCGCGAAGCTGCCGCTCTCGCGGAAGAGACGGTTGAGTTCCTGCAACTCGGCCAGGGTCTTGGCGGCCGAGAACTGGAACAGGTTGATCTCCATGGCCGTCTGCAAGGCATCGTCGCGCACGCTGTACGCAATCCCGACGTCGGCATTCCCGATGTTGTCAGCATCCGGTTGAACGGCCTTCAAAAGGTCTTCGGAGAGGAATCGAAAGAGCTCCGTGTCGAACGTAGGCTGCGAGGCGGCCACGCGTCCCATCAGCCGCTCGTCGAGCGTATCACTGTCCTGCATCCGCATGGGGATTGTGCCATCGGTCGCCCCGCCCTGCGGGGCTGCGGCGAAAAAATCCCGGAGACGGTGCCAGAAGCTGCGGCTGTCGGCGTTCCGGATCCCGTCGTCGGGATCTTCTTCGGAGTGAGGGACGGTAGCCGATTGAATCTTCTTGCCCGCAATCTCCTCTCCCTTGTCCGGCATCGGGATCGAATACTTGTCGTGGATGAACGCCGCGGGGATGTCGATAATCGTCGCGAGCTTCACGATATCGTCCACCGAGAGCGGCTCGGCCGCCTTCGGATAGACGAACCGGCCTCCGTTCACAGGCAGACCGTAAGCCTCCAAAATGGGGAGCAGCCGTTCGTTGAGTGTGCGCTGCACGAAGCGCAGATCGCTCTTGTGCTTCGCATCCTCGACCTGCAGGTGCACCTCCCCGAGCGAACGGGCCCCGCGTTCGCCCTGGATCGTGGTCAGCGTTTGCCCGAGGATCGTGATGAGCATCTCCTCGTTCGTCGCCTGGCGGAACTCGTTGAACGACGATCCGGAGCCGGTGTTTCCCTCCCTGGTCTCGATGTCCGCCTCCTTCGGAATGACCAGGTAGGGCGCGGACCCGGCCTCCTCCAGCGCCTTCTTGAGCAGCTCTCGACTCTGCGGATCGAAGGTGTTGTACTTGCCGACACGCTGCGGCATGCCGAACAGCTCGATCCACTGGGCATAGTCGCCGAATCCGCCGCGCTTCCAGATGGCATAGGGCGCGGTCTTGAGCAGCAGTCCGTAGTCTCCGGGACGGCCGATGACCATCAGGTTCGGATCATCGTCGTACGGTACCGAGCGGTCTCCCACGTCATTGAGCAGGATCCGGCGATTGTCCAGGTCGATATACTTGGGCTTGATGGGTTCGACGCAGAAACTGCCGTTGAAGAAGAGTTCCACTCCTGCCCGGCCGTAGAACAGCCGGTGCATGATCTCGCGGATGAGTGTCTCCCAGGCCGTCGAGTCGATGATCGAGCTGATGGCGGCCTCCTCCTTCCCCTGGCCATTCATGAAGACCACCTCGGCATTCAGCACGGCCTCGATGCGCTTGTTGATCGCATCGGCCAACACGCCGTCGATCAGAATGTCCTCAAAGAGGTTGTAGAGGTATTTCGGCCGCCCGTTGTCGGCCGCCCGAAGGGCTGTACGCCAGTCTCCGATGTCGTACACGCGGCGCTGCGGCGCCTGTACGACGATCTGCTGCACCACAATCGGCTTCGAGGCTTTCGAGCCGGAGCCCTTTCGGGCAGATGTTTTGTTGCCAGTCTGTGCCATGGTCAGAAATGTTGCGATCGTTTGGGATTCGACCCGAAAATGTACTCTCCGACGGCGGGGTCGGGTTTGCCGTCGCCGTCGGCATCCTTCACGACGGGAAGGTTGGGTTTGGTCTCCGAGCGTTGTACGGACTTCAGCCAGGAAACGGCCCGTTCGTAGCGGTCCTGCCGAAGTTGGAGGTCCGTGCCGGCATTGCACAGGTTGACGAAGTGCCACACGGCGATGTCCTTGACGAAGATCAGCAGCAGCGCGTTGCGTTCGTCACCCACGGCGCCGAAGATCTTCTTGCGGTCATAGGCCCCGAGATAGCCCGAGGCCTCCTCGATGGCGGCATCGATGGCCGCCGCCACGATCGCATCATCCTCCCGGGAGATGGTCGCGATGTTCTCTTTGTAGAGGTGCGTCTGCAACTCTTCAGGTGTCAGAAAAGCCATATCAGAATCGTTTTGAAGCGTGATGTCGCCGTCCGATGGTGTAGGAGCCCTCGCCAAGCGTGGAGATCTTCTGGTTGATGATCCACACGCCGCCTTCGATGCAGTCGGGGCCATCGGCCGGGGATTTCATTTGCCGGTTGAGCAGCAGAAACTGCTCTTCGAGGCGTTTCATGTGCGGGTTCTCGCGTTCGTCGGAGTTCAGCACCAGGCGGCCCTGGCGGATCAGCGGTTCAAGGTTACCCTCGATGCGCTCGAACTTCGGCGGTTTGCACCGTACATCGGGCGTGATGCCGATGAATCCCCGCTCGCGGGCGCGCGCTGCGAACATCGGAAGGAACACCTGTTCGTAGAAGGGATCCTGCAAAGTGTTGTTCTCGATGAAGTAATAGACCTGCACCCGCTCGCCCGCATAGTCGCGCAGGTTGTAGAACCATTCCACGAACTCGTCGTTGGTGACGTGGTCGAGGAATCCCGTGTAGACGTAGAATTTCCCGTCGCAGTACCCGAGCAGGAAATTCGCCTTGAAGCTCGATGCCTTGTTGCGGGCGTTCGACGGCGCCGGATCGGCATAGGCCACTGCGAACTGGAGCCGTTCGAGCGGCGGGCACTTTCCCCAGACCACCTCCTTGATCACCTCGCCCTCGGAGAGCGGATTGTTCATGTACTCCTGCTGGAAGGCCTTGGTGGAGATCGTCTGCTCGATGCGGCGGATGCGCTCTTCGGAGTTCTTCTCGGGCCAGGTCGAACGGCCCTCGGCATTGCGGATGTTCACGATGTCCCAGTGGTCGGCCTTGGCCCCGGCTCGCGTCACGCAGCAGTCCCGGGCGATGACGTTTCCGCAGAAGACGACCAGCAGGTCGCCGCTCACCGATCGGGTCGGGATCAGCGCCTCCTCGAACCATTGCCACTTCTTCTTCACGATGTCGGGATTGCGGCAATCGGCATCCGTATCGAAGTCGTCCGGGAGGATCGTGTCCGGCCGGAAGGCATCCTTGCGGGTGCCTCGCGGCGATTCGAGCGCACCGAGCGCCCGGAATGCCGCTCCCGAGGTCAGCGAGAACTCATCGGCGGTCCAGTTGCCGGCCTCCCGCAGGTCGCCGTAGTAGGCCTTCAGCAGTGCGTTTTGCTCGAAGGCCTTCTTGTAGGGTTCGAGCAGGCGCGTGGCATTCTCGTGGCTGTTCGACACAAGCAGCACATTGCGCTTGCGGCGCGTCACCACAAGGTACATGATGCACATGAAGACAATGGTCGATTTGGCCAGCTCGCGCGACCAGGATAACACCTCGTACCACTCGGAATTGGAGGTGATCCGCCGGATGGCTCTCTTCTGAAAGGGCGTGAAGGGATACCGGGCATACTCCGCAAAGAAGAAGAGCATCCACGCTATGGGATCCTTTTCGATCGTTTCGAGCCGCCGCTTCCGCTCCACGGGAGAGAGGCTGTCCACCGCCTTGTCGCGCTTCAGGGCCCGGTAATATTCGCGCCATTCGTTCCAGGCGCGCATGTCGTCTACTTTACCCATTTCAACCGCTCCTGTATGTATGAATCGAAATAGTCCGAGAGTATCTTGGCCTTCTCCAGATCAAGGCCCCGGATGTAGTCGAGAATGCCCCGCGACACATTGACGATGTCCCGCACGGAGGCCTCCTGTTCGAGCGCTTCGAGGTCGGCCGTGAGCTTGCGCCGGATGTCCGCCTCCTTGGCTGTCGGATAACGCGCCCCCTGCTCACGGGCCGCAATGCTCTCGTCGAGTTCGTTGAGCTGCATGAGCGTCGATTTGATCCGCGCCTCCCGGGTCTGGAGGAAGTTCAGCTTGAGACCTTCCCACTCCTTGGCCCACCGGACGACGGTGATCCGTGAGACGCCGACCTTTGTGGCGATCTCCGCCTGCGTGAGGTCCGTCGTAAGGAAGAGCAGTTTTGCCCACTCCTTTTTCTGCTTGTTGTCCAATTCCTGCGCCATGAAAATCTCGGTTTTACACCCCAAAGGTAAGGCCTCGGCCCGAACGGAGCGAATCGCGGATAAATGGTCTGCCGGCAAAGTGCAGTTAAACTGCAATAGAATGTAAACCAATACAATGCGATTTGCAAGGGGCCTGTTTTCGATCCAACTTTGCCGAAAAATGATGGCTTTTATGAAACAACCCACATTCGTGCTGCACGACGAGACGGTCAACACCTACGGCTTCCGTATGCTTACCGGCGGTGCCAACCTCGAGGAGTTCCGCAAGAACCCCGTGATTCTGCTCAACCATAAGGATTGGGAGCTTCCGATCGGTCGCTGGGAGAACATCCGCATCGAGGGTACGCAGATCCTTGCCGATGCCCTCTTCGATGAAAAGGACGACATCGCGGTGAAGATTGCCGGCAAGGTCGAAGGCGGATTCCTGCGCATGGCCTCCATGGGCGCCTGGCCGCCCGAGGAGGTAAGCGATGCCGAGGAGCTGAAACTTCCCGGGCAGACGCTTCCGACCGTAACGCGCTGGACGGCCCGCGAGGTCTCCATCATGACGATCGGCGCCAACCACAACGCTCTGGTGCTCTTTGACCGCTCGACGGGGAAACCTCTCGACCTGACGGATGCCTCGACCGTCATCCGGCTTATGGACAGACTCAATCACTCAAAAAACGATTCGAATATGGACAAAACCTTGAAGGAGATCCTCAAACTGCAGGACTCCGCACAGGACGCCGAGGTGATCGGCGCCGTGAAGCAGCTGATCGAGAACCACGACCGGCTGGCCCGTGAAAACCAGGAACTCAAAGAGGCCGCAGCACGTGCGGAGACCGAACGCAAGGAGGCCCGCCATGCCGAAGCGGTCCGTCTTGTGGATGCAGCCATTGCCGACGGGCGGATCCATGCCGCAGGCAAGGAGGCATACCTGAAACTCTTCGATGCGGATTTCGAGAACACGCGGGCCACGCTCGACGCCATTCCGCGCCGCCAGTCCGTTACCGGTCGCATCCGCGAAGGCGAACGGCAGCAGGCGGCAGAACTCTCCGACCTGGCCGGCAAGTCGTGGAATGAACTCGACAAGGCCGGACGCCTGGTCGAGCTCAAGGACAAGGCCCCGGAACTCTACCGCGAGAAGTTCAAGGCCGAGTTCGGCACCGAACCCAACATGTAGAACTCATCAAAAACAGATAATACTATGGCAATTCAGAAAGAAATCTGGGAGAGAGCGATCGTCGAAGGTCTCTTTGCTTCCAACAGTTTCCTCTCCAAGGCATTCAACGCCGACGGATACGTCGAGGCGGGCAAGATCGTGCATATCCCGCAGGCCGGGGCAGCCTCGAAGGTCGTAAAGAATCGCACGACGCTGCCGGCAACCGTCAAGCAGCGCAACGATACGGATGTGACGTTCGAGCTGAACAAGTTTACAACGGATCCCGTCCTGATCGACGACGCCGAAAAGGTCGAGCTGTCGTATGACAAGCGCGAGTCGGTGCTGCGCCAGGACAAGCTCGGCCTGTATGATTCCGTGGCCGAGGACTTCCTGTTCAACTGGAGCCCGGAATCGAGCCGCGTGATCGAAACCACGGGTGAGGCGGCAGACGCCTATACGCCGTCGGCTACGGGCAAGCGCAAGGCGATCACCAAGGCCGATGTCATGACGCTCATGACGAAGTTCAACAAAGAGAACATTCCTCAGGAGGGCCGCTATCTGCTGCTCGATGCGGTGATGTACTCGCAGCTGCTCAACAGCCTTACGGAAAACGAGAACTCCGCGTTCCTCGCCTCGGCGGATGCGCAGAACGGCATCATCGGAAAGCTCTTCTCGTTCAACGTCATGATGCGTTCGCGCGCCGCGCTCTACACCACCGCAAAAGCCCCGAAGGCGTGGAGCGCAAGCGGGGCCGCCACAGATCTGGCCGCCGCCCTCGCCTGGCACGATCAGTCGGTATGCCGCGCCCTGGGACAGGTCAAGGCCTTCGAGCAGGAGAAGGCTCCGGATTACTATGGGGATATCTACTCCTTCCTCGTCCGGGCCGGCGGCCGCATCATGCGCAGCGACAATGCGGGTGTAATGGCGCTGGTGGGTGCCGCAACCGAGTAACGCCATGAAGCCTGCGGAGTTCAAGCGCCAATACTATCCGGCCATCGAGCGGGTCTGCGCCGAAACGGGGCTGAATCCCCTGTTCGTGGCGGCACAGGCCGCGCTCGAGAGCGGATGGGGCGACTCGGCCATCGGCAACAACCTTTTCGGTATCACGGCCGGCGACAAGTGGGCGGGAAAACGGCAGACCGTACGGACGTTCGAATATTTCCCGGATGACCGGCAGGGCTTCCGCTTCGAGCGGGTCTATTCGATCACCCGTGCCTCGAACGGGCGTTTCCGGTACGAGGTCGACCGGGAGTTCCGGGACTACGATACGCTGGAGGATGGCATCCGCGATCACGCAAAGGTCCTTTCGGCCAAACGTTATGCCTCGGCGATGGCGTATCGAAACGATGTGACCCGGTTCGCCTATGAGATCGCTAAAGCCGGCTATTGCACGGCTGATCCGACAACCTACGCCGACTTGATCTCTGATATCGCCCGGATGATCGAGCGCGTATAAAGCGACAGAACAATGGAAAGATGGCCTGTAATCAAAGACATCCTGCTCGTCTTCCTCCCGGTGATCAGCTCCGTCGTCACGTGGTTCGTTTCGCGCCGCAAGCAGAACAACGACTTCCTCCGGGAACTGCAGAGTTCGATCAACCTGCTCTCGGGTGAGAACAAGAAGATCCTCGAGGAGAATATCCAGCTGCGTCGGGAGAATATCGACCTCAAGGTCAACCAGGAGGAGATGCTCATGCGTATCGACCGGTTGACCAAGGAGGTCGAGCGGCTCCGCAAGGCCATCGGGAAACGAACCTCTTATGAAGACAATACACTTTTCAGTGCTACTCGTCGCGCTGCTGACGAGCTGCGCACCGATGAAGAGCTCGGTCTCGACCGAAACGGTCATCCGGGCCGACACCGCCCGGCACGAGCATCGCCTCGTACAGGACACCACGAAGCGGACGATGCAGGCGGCGACGACCTCGCAGTCGGAGGCGATCTCGGTACAACGGGAAGTGCGCTCGGAGGTGATACCCCCACGGACAACCTCGGTGACGGTAACGGAGGAGAACCTCCGTAATCTTCCCGACGGTGCGGCCTACACCGCACGCGACGGGTCGCTGACACTCGAAGCCCGGCGCGAAGGGGAGCTCTTCCGCATTACGGCACGGTGCGATTCATTGTCACGGCGCATCGAGTATTACGAAGCGACGACGGTAAGGCAATCCCGGCGGGTGGACTCCCTTGAACGGAGCCTGGCAGCGGCCCGCGAGGCTTACGATCTGCTTGCCGATATCTCTTCGGCCGAACAGGAGCAGACGCTTGTCGAGCGGACACGCTCACCGGCCCATCGGGGAGGTTGGATACTCATCGGCATGATCCTCGGAGCCTTCGGAGGCTGGTGGGCTCACAAGACTGATTTTTTACGCAAACTCATTAAATTTTTCTGACTATGTCAAAAGTAAATACGAACTACCAGGGATACCTGATGCTTCTCGATGCAATCTATTTCAAGGGGAAGCGCATCGGCAACATCTCCGAAGACGGTATCGACTGGGGAGGCGAGGATGCACAAACCGTGGAGTTGTGGGCGGCACAGATCCGCAACAATCCCGTCCTCGACATCGAGACCCGGGCCGCGACGAACGAGATCACCGGAAAGATGATCGAACTTGTTCCGGAGAACTGTGTCGACATCATGGGCGGCAAGGCCGTGGGAGACGAGTGGCAGATGCCCGCCAACTCGATCCGCGTCGAGGGCGAGTTGAAGATCCTGACCGGTACGGGCCAGACGATCCTGCTCAAACGGGCCTCCCTGCGGGCATCCAAGATCCGCGGAGGTCTCGGTGGCGAGAATACCCTGGGCATCGAGTTCGGGCTGAAGATGCTTGCCCCGCTGGATGGATCCTCGCCCGGATCGATCAAGCCGACGGATCCGTTCATCACGGTCGATCCCACGTCGCTCACCTTCGAAAAGGCCGGCGGGAGCAAGGCTGTGAACATCGAGGCGTCCGGGCCGTTCTCCGTCGGAGCCGTTCCCGAAGGATTCTCCGTGGAGATCGTCAACGGCCGTGTGACGGTGATTGCCGAAGCGAACGATTCGGGCGGCGAGCGAAGCGGTGAACTGAAGTTCATCCTTGAGTCGAATCCCGAGCAGGAGGCGACGGTAACGCTCACGCAGCCCAACGCATAAGCCATGAAGAGATCCGTCGAACTGGAGGCGGCGGAAGCCCTGCTCGATGTGGGGATTTCGCTGCCTCTTTTCCGTATCCGGATGCCCTGGGGCAAGGGGTGGACATGGCGGGTGGTCATGCGTCGGCCCTGCCTGGGATCGCAGATGCGCATCGCGCGTCAGTTCCTGAAGCTCGGCATCACCTCCCGGCAGGTTGAGCGATTTACCGATGACCAGGAACGGGACTTCTTTGTCGAACACCTCCGCGAGCTCTCGATGATGGTGGCCTACGCTGTCTGCCGGGGCTATCTCTCGGGGCTGATCCTTGCTCCGGTCGTAGCCTGGCTGATCCGTTGGAAGGTGCCGCCCGAATACCTGATCGAGGCGCAGCGCTGGTTCAGAAAGCTGCGCAACACCCGGGATTTTACCGATATTATCGCCTCGGTCGAAGCAATCAATCCGTTTCGGCCCGCCGCGAGCCAAAAAAGTCCGACAAGCGGGAGTTAAGAGCCGTTCAGGAAGGCTCCCATAGCCCGTTCGGAATCATCTGGCAGATCGCCTCGGCAACGGGATGGTCCGTGCATTACATCCTGTGGCGGGTGAACTTCCAGACGCTTACCCTGATGCTGGCCGATGCGCCGCACTACGAACTCTCCGACGACAAGCAGGCCGGAGGGATGACAACCGAACAGATCTTTCAATCGAAATTGAAGTTATGAAACCCGTCGAGATCGAATTTCTCGTGAAGAACAATACCCGCCAGGGACTCTCCGGAGTCTCCGGCGGGATTGAGGGTGTGGAGAAGGATGCTGCGGCCGCACAGAAACGGATCCAGGCGCTTGAGGCGGAGATCGCGCGGTTGCACAAGGTCATGGCCGCAACCCCGAAGATGGATCAGACGGAGAACATCCGACAGATCGAGATGTTGCAGCGGGAGCTTCAGGCGTTGCAGGCCACAGCGAAGAAGACCGACCTGACGCCCGTGAATGCACAGACCGTCCAGCGCACCTACAACGGGCTGAACATGTCGATCCAGCAGATGGCGCGGGAACTGCCGTCGCTGGCAATGGGCCCGCAAATGTTCTTCATGGCCATCTCGAACAACTTGCCGATCTTTACCGACGAATTGGCCCGGGCCCGTAAGGAGTACGACCTGCTTACGGCAAGCGGTCAAAAGGCCACACCTGTATGGAAACAGGTGATCTCGTCGATCGGATCCTTCCAGACCCTGCTGGCAGTGGGCATTACCCTGGCTGTCGTCTATGGCAAGGAGATCGGAAACTTCGTATCGAACCTGTTCCAGGGTAAAAAGGCCTTCGATGCGGCAGCCCTTTCGGCCGAGGCTTTTCACGCGACAATGGCGAAAGGAAATGTCTCGGCGCAGGAGGAGATCACGAAATTGAACCTGCTCTACAAGGCAGCCACCGATGCGGCCCGTCCCTATGAGGAACGAAAGCGGGCGGTCGAGAAGTTGCAGGAGGTTTACCCGGCCTACTTCGGCAATATGGATGCTGAGTTGATTATGGCCGGCAACCTGAAGGCGACCTACGACAAACTCCGCACGTCGATCGTTGAACTGGCTCGTGCAAGGGCCGCTTCGCAGGCGCTGACGAAGATGGAGGGAGAGGAGATCCTTGTTACGGGAGCCCCGTCATACAAGCCGTTTGTCTCGGCATATAAGGCGTATGCGGAGGCAATGTCCAAGATGAACGAACTTCGGGAGGCCTATTCCCGGGGCCCGGCTAACGACACGGCGGCACTCGAGGCGGCCCGAGCTTCGGAGGAGCGTTTCATGGAGGCCGCGGATGCAATGACCGAGGCTCGTAAACGGCTTTTTGACGAAATCGGTTCGTTTGAAGGGGGTGAAGATATTATCAAACGGATCAACGAGCAATTCGACGGAAATCTCGCAAACTATTTCCGCAGTAACGACGAATTGCGCCTCCGGCTTACCGAAGAGGCTTCCAAGTCATTCACCATAGACAGCCCTGACGATCAGAATGAGGCGGAGAAGGCTCGCAGAAGGGCAGTAGAACAGGCCCTAAAGGATGCACAAAGTCGTGAAGAGGAGTTGCAGACATCACTCCGCAAGTTGCGCGATGAGGCTTCGCAGACCGAGGTGGATGCGTTGCAGGAGGGGGCCGAGAAGGAGTGCGAGCAGATACGGCTCGACTACGAGAAAAAACGGCAGCAATATGAGGATGAGGAGCGGAAGATGCTCGCGCTTATCAAGAAGCTGCGGGCATCGGGAGCCGATGTCGATCCGGGAGCGGAGGCACAAGTGATGGCAACCTCTGCCTCGGCACTTGCCGCTGCTGCGAAACTCCGTGACAGGCAGCTCGAAGAGGTTGACAAGAAGGAGGAGGCAACTTACGAGAAACTGCTGCAGAAATACGAAACCTATCAGCAGGGGCGTCTGCACCTGGCCGAGAAATACGACGCCGAAATTGCGAAGCTCGCCGCAGATCCCCGGAATCAGGAGGTGGCACAACAAGCCAAGCAGAAGGCTCTTGATGAGTTCGACGTAAAATTCGCCTCGCAGTTCCCGCAGTTCGAGGCCTGGGCCGATTTCATTGTATCCAAGTCGATTAAGGATCTGGAGAAACTACTTGTGCGTGTACATAATGAGTTGGATGAACTGCAGGATTCTGCCTATCTGGATGATGAAACGTTGGGAATAGCCCGAGGTAAAGTTGCAACAGTCGAAGCTCAGTTAGAGAAGATGCGAGCCAAGGAATCTCTTTCTCCCGACGACAAATCAATCAAGAAGTGGCAGGATCTCCAGGAGGTGCTCCGCGATGCGAGTAATGAGTTTGAGCAAATCGGCAACCAGGTGGGAGGCACGGGCGGAGAGATCCTCCAACTGGCCGGACAAATCTCTTCCTCCATAATCACCATGATCGGAGGAATCCAAACCATGGCCAATGCCGCTGCAATCTCCATATCGAATGTCGAAAAGGCTTCAGTGATACTGACAATCATTGCGGCTGCCGTACAGGTTATCACGGCCGTTGTCGGGTTGTTCAGCGACCAGGAAAGCTCCATGGAGCGGAACCTTCGCCTGGCCCGAGAGTTTAACGAGGAACTGCGCATCATGAAGGAGCGTTCGAAGATCGACTCGGATGCCTACGATTCGATCTTCGGAGATCGGGTTTACGATCGTTACAAGCAGAATATAGAGGTCGTACGAACGGCGCTTGACGGGCTGCGGGAAACCCAGGAGCAAATCATACTCCGAGGCGAAGAGGTTTACCATGAATTATCCAAAGGAACAACAGGATTGTCGGGGCTTGACAAGGTGGCCAAAACCTGGGAATCCGCGGCGCAGTCTGTGGCCAACATGCAGGTGCAGGTTCGACATTCCACGTGGTTCCGATCTGCAAAATATCAGTCGCTGGCCAGCATTTCCCCGGAGCTATTTGACAACGGGAATCTGAACATGGAGGCGTTGAAGCAGTTTGTCCAGGATTCAAGTTCGATGTATGGCAGACTGTCAGAAGAGAACCGGACACTGCTTCAGTCTCTGATTAACGATTGGGAAACTTATGAGGAGGCCATAGCCGCGGTCAATGACTATTTGCAGGGCATATTTGACGATCTGGGAAATACGCTGACCGACGCCTTGGTTGATGCGTTCGAAAACGGTACGGATGCGGCCGATTCGTTCGTGGAGAGCGTGGGCCAGGCCATGCGGAAGCTGGCCAAGGAGATGATCTATTCGAATACCGTCGGGCAGGCGTTCGAGGATGCTCAACGGCGTTTCGACGCGATCAATCGGGAGAATCTGTCGGATGAAGATCGTTTTGCCAGGTGGTCGGAAGCGATGCAGCAGATGGTGTCCGACGCGTTGGGACAGCAGGATGATTTCAACAAGATGTGGGAGGAGTTCCGTCGCATAGCTGCTGCCAACGGCCTTTCCATTGATGAAGCACAGCAGGGAACGACCCAAAGTGGCAAGGCCGGGACAATGAACACCGTAACGCAAGAGTCTTTTTCCCGTGTCGAGGGACTTGTCACGTCGATACAGATTCATGCGGCAAATATGGACGATGCTGTGGAGGAGGGGATCATTCCGACGCTCGGCAGATCGCTCGACGAACTTCGGAAAATAGCGACAAATACCGAGTCGCTGCCCTTGATGTATGATATGCTTGTAAAGTTTGACCGCGAAGGAATAAAAGTAAAATGACATGGAAGAGGTGCTTGCCGGTTTGTTACTGATCAACGGAACAGACATATATACACAGTATGGGGCCTTTCTTGCGGAGGAAACGGAAGACGGCAATGTCAACTACGACTCGCTGCTCCAGTTTCCCGATCTCAAGGAACAGCCGAAGGTGTCGCTCCAGGATGAGGACGGGGAGCGGACTCCCGATGTGGTTGCTCAGGCATACGAAGCGCGAGACATCACGCTACAGTTCGCCATTGCAGCACCCGATGCCCGGACATTCCTCACGCGCTATTTTGCCTTCATGCGCTTCCTGAAGGAAGGCGACGACGGGTGGCTGACACTCCGCCTGACGGACGTGGGGCTGCAGTTCCGGGTGTACATGGTCTCTTCGCCCGGTTATTCGCAACTTGTACCCTTCGGCCGGGGCGAGGTCGCAGCCTCCTTCACGGTGAAATTCCATGAGCCGCAACCGACCTTCGAATTCACCGGTCAAACCCATGAATAACGTTCAAATACCATTCGAATGAAACTCGATATCTATTCGAAAGACGGACGGCTCAAGCTGACCGTCGCTCCCGAGAGCAGCAATGCCGAGTCGCTCGGCATTCAGGAAGAGAGCACTCTGTCGCTCTCCTTCACCGCATTTGCATGCGTCACGCTCGAAGTCTACGACTATGCGGAGTTCCAAGGGCGGCGTTACTGGGTAACCGAACGATATGTTCCGCAGATGAACGCCCGCAGGAAGTGGGCCTATTCGGTCAGACTGTCCGGTGTCGAGGGACTGGCCGCCCAGACGCTGATGGTCAATCCGGACGACGGAGACAACCCGGTGCTGATCCTGTCGGCGCCGGCCCGGGAACATGCGGCATTGATCGTGGCAAACCTGAACCGCCGGATGGGGACGACCGACTGGAAGGTCGGCGAGGTGGTCGTCTCGGAGTACATCGACATCGACTACACGGGCAAATATGCCTCCGATGCCCTTTCCGAACTCTCCGGGGCGGCCGGGACGGAGTGGTGGTTCGACGGTATGACACTCAATATCTCACGCTGCGAGTTCGGCGAGCCCATCCCGCTGTCGTACGGCGACGGATTGCTGGGAGGGATCTCGCGCACCACGGCCGACGGGGTGAAGTTTTTCACGCGGCTCTTCCCGGTGGGGTCATCGCGCAACATCGACCCCGACTATTATGGGCACGCCCGTCTGCAACTTCCCGACGGGGCGAAATACGTCGAGCAGGACACCCAGCTCGGCATCATCGAACACTACGAACAGGAAGCATTCGAAGGGATCTTTCCCCGGCGCATCGGGCAGGTTGGCACGGTGCGCCACGAGGAGGCGACGGGCGACGATGGTGAGCCCTTCACGATCTGGTACTTCACCGACCCCGACATGCCGTTCGATCCGAATCAGTACGAGATCGGTGGGCTGGTCAAGCAGGTAACCTTCCAGTCGGGCGAGCTGCGCGGCCGGGAGTTCGAGGTAAACTACGATACGGAGAAAAAGGAGTTCGAGATCATTACCCAGTGGCCCTATGACGATGACCTGCAGCTGCCGTCCGAACCGTTGATCCCGGCCCCGGGCGACGAATATATCCTCTGGAACATCCGTATGCCCGAGAGTTACTATCCGGCCGCCGAGCAGGAGTATAAGGAGGCTGTAGACCGGTTCATGGCTGACAACCGCAAGGATGTCTCCGTCTGGCAGGCGCCGACCGATTTCACGGTTATCGAACGCCGGGCCATCGACCTGCGGCCCGGACAGCGGGTCCGGCTGGAGTCTGCGGAGGTATTCCCCGATACGGGGTTCCGCGAGACGCGTATCGTGTCGATTTCGCGATCGGTCGTCCGGCCCGGGAGCATGACGCTCAAGATGAGCGATGTACTCTCAACCGGCCGCATCAGCCGCATCGAAAGCAACATCACCTCGGTCGAGCGGCTGACAAAGCAGGTAGCGTCGGAGTTTCCCGACCTGATCCGCTCCTGGGAAGAGACGCCCGCCAGCGACACAACGCTCTATACGTCACGCAAAAGTGAGCGGGAATTTCTCAACAAGCGTCGGGGCGGAACCGTCCAAGAGGATGTCGTCTTCGACAAGGACGTGACAGTCGGCGGAGCCATCGCCTCCAAAGATTTCCGCCGGGGAGATTTTTCCGGGGCTGGATTCGGCCTCTATCGGGACGAGAACGGCAATGCGGTGGCCGAGGTGGACATATTGCGGGCGCGCAGGGAGGCCGTATTCAATACGGCGGTCATCAATCAGGTGACCTTTCAGGTTGGGGCCACGGTCTTCTCAAACGGCGGCTGTGAAATCGCGCGCGTCGAGGACCTCGACGATGTCTATCGCTGCTACTACGACACGAAAGAGGGGCGCAGACTCTGCGGCCTGGTGGTTGACGACCAGGTTCGGTGCCAGCGCTACGACGCCGCACAACACTCGGTCGTCAAGTATTACTGGCGCCTTGTGGTGGCTGCGGGCGACGACTATGTGGATCTCTCGAAAGAGGATGCCGACGGCGACGGGATTCCCCAGGCAGGAGACGAGATCGCACAGTTCGGTAACCGTACGGACCCTGCCCGCCAACGGGCCATTGTCATCAATCCGCTCAATGGATCCGTCGAGGTATATGCCCTTCTGGACAGCTACTCGCTTTCGGAGAAGAACTTCGTCGGGATGGGAGCGGATACCCGGACCGGCGAGGCCTATCTCTATGCCCACGGCGATGTGCTGTTCGGAGACAGGGACCTCTCGGCTGCAGATGCTTCGTGGATCGCATACCGGAAACAGGAGGGGACGGACCGGCGCCGCCTGCTGATCCAGGGCGATGTGCTGTTCGGCCCCGGATCGAAAGGCCTTTCCGCCATGGGCGAGTGGAAAGAGCTTGCCGACGGCGTCACGGCCCTCGATTACCTGAAGTCGGTTTTCCCGAACAATGTTGTGGACAATAACGGTGTTTTCCTGTCGCAATTGATGGCCGTAAAGAACAGCACGGAATCGAATGCCGCCGTTGTTGCCGGATTATACGGAGGCGGAGTGGAGTCATTGAATAATGCCGGATTCAGCGATCCGAACCATGGTATTCTGATGATGTTCGCCGGAGCCGAGAATATCCAAAATGTAGCATCGGCAAAGACAAGAATATACGGAGACGGTCACCTTTACACCAATGATATTGAGGCAAATGGCGGAAAGTTTGGCATTTTCGAAATAGGCGTTAATGATTGGGATGAGCCGGCTATTAAATATAGCATGGTAGATAAAGGTGGTTATACGTATAGTGGTAGCATAACTCCGGAAGTTTTTAGCCTCGAAAGCATGGACGCATCTAATAGCCAATATGAATTATTCGCGGTTAATCCCCTTATGAACTCCGATAAATATGATTATTCGGCGTTGGTGCATTTGTATAGTAGAGGATATAATAGACCCCTAATAAGCATAGATAAAATAAACAGAGGTTCAGCTATAGAAATTTTAAATGGCGAAATATATGGTTTTAGACCTGCAACGAGAAAAGTAACGACAAGTACATATCTTTCCGACATGGATCATACAATTGTAGTTCAAGCAGGTAATTCAGTACCTATAACGTTAACATTCCCTTCTAAACCTCAAAACGGACAAAGATATGAGATTTTAAAGAGATCCTGCAAATCCATTTCATTTAATAGTGGAGGTATTCCCATATATCGAATGAATGGAGTAAATGAGACAAATACAACCTTTATGACAGGGGTGATATACTTTCTTTTTGTATATTCATCGGAAAATAATATATGGTATTTGAATATTGGAGAAACTAATTCGTAATTTATGGCAAAGATCAATTTTAAAGATTTCTTTCTTTACACCGACATCGCGAAGCGGCAAAGAGTGCGCTGCGACATACGGCGCGAAATCTCCAATTTGCTGTATAGCCGGATGCACGGCATCGAAGCATTGAATCTGGCATTGGCCATCTATCGAAGCGACGGTGAAATCTCCGTCACGGACGACGAATTGCGGCTGTTGCGGACGGCTGTCGAACGCTTCGGGACACCAGCGTTGATCGATGCATTCAGCGAGCAGGTTCACGCCGTTGGCGATGCGCCGGAAGCGGACAAACCGGAAACTGTTAACCTTGCATGACCATGAAAAAGAGTCGACACAAACGGATCGGGAAGGATCTGAAAATCCGCTGGCCGATCCTGACGAACGGGAATGCAGTCCCGCTTGATGGGCGCGATCTGAAACTCATATTGCGTACACCGACATCTAATGAGCTGCCTATGGCGTTTGTAAGTTCCGAAAATGTGGCGGAGTTCACATTCCGGGGCGTAGAACAGACACGGGTGGGACGATATAGTCTCACGATGTGGGAGAATTATGGGAAAGACGGGCAGACTGTTGTCGATTATTGTGATGCTTTCACGCTTGTTGCTCGCAGTTGCGAAGAGTCCGATGAGGTGCTTTCTGGAGCGAGCCTTGATGTCGAAACCGTCGAGTTGGAAGCCGGAACCCTGGAGATCGGTGTTCCGGGCATGTCGGCCTACGAACTCTATATCCGTCACAACCCTGATTCGCAGCTGACCGAGGAGGAGTATGCCGAGTCGCCCATCCAGGCGGCTGGGGTTGCGCTGGCGATGGTCGAGCAGCTCGAGGAGACGGAGGTTTCAGTGAAGCAGGCCGAGCAACTCCGCGTGCAGTCCGAGCAGGGGCGGGAGGCGTCGGAACAAGCCCGAGCCACGGCCGAGCAGGCGCGCATCACGGCGGAACAGCAGCGGGTGCTGGCCGAACAGACCCGGGCAGTGAATGAATCGGCCCGCCAAAAGGCCGAAGCGGGACGCCAGGCTGCGGAGACGAAGCGAGAGGAGAATACCGCCGAGGCGATCCGGAACAGCGAGGAGGCGACCCGAAAAGCGGAGGACGAAGCCGCGCGGGTTCGGACGCTGGCCGACAATCCGCCCAAGATTGTGGAGGTCAACGGCATGGCCTATTGGGCGTTCTACGACCTCGAAACGCAGCAGTACGTGACCTCGCCGCACCGGGCCGACGACGGCACCATCGTGCAGCAAGTCGAGGGTTCTGCCGTTTCATTGGATATCAAGGGCGGGACGATGTACGTGTGCGGAGAGTTGACCTCGCTGACAATTGCGAGCGTCGAGAACTCGACGAAGCCATCGATCCTCCGCTTCACGTCGGGTACTACGGCTACGCAGTTCTCCTACTCGGAGAATTTCAATATAACAGGTTGGACGAAACCCGAGGAAAACAGAAATTATACCATCTGCATCCTGTTCGGTGCGGGCAATATGACCTACGATGAATAGCCTGCTGTACTACTACAACAACGTGCAGAAGATGGCCGCCTACCGGCAGGCCAAGCGGATGCAGAGCGGAGTGAGGTTGGGGTATAACCAGGGACTATATGCATCTTCTACGTTGAAATTCACATCAAGTCCCATTCACATTGGGACGGATGATTTTTCAATTGAATTTTGGGGCAATACCTACGGGTCTAACACTTTTTATCAACCAGCTGTTTTCTTTAATAATGCAGGTGATGGAACATTCAGCATCAGTACGCAGCCTGCAGGCACTAATGGAGTTGACCGTGTATATTTTGGAAGAGGCATTTCCGGAAACACCGCAGAAGATATTTTATATCTTAATTGGGTAGCCCCAACTCAAGAAGGTATGTTTCATTGCGTTGTAACTCGATCTGGCACTTTGGTAAAATGCTTTATTGAGGGAGAACAAAAGGAACAAAAAACACAAACCCTTCTTCACGATTATGGCGATGTTACTATCGGCATTGCCAATTCTTCCAATATGGGATTTGTTCGGGTGTGGAACTACGCCCTCTCTGCCGACGAGATCGCCACGCTCTACAACAACGGCGACCCGACGGGGTACGTTGTGCCGAAGGCGATGCGAGAAAGAGGCCCGGAATGGGCAGTTGTAAACAATATAATTGAAATAGGACTTGATGATACTACTCAGGTAGCAGTAACTAAATTTTTAGCAACAAATAAGCCATATTTATATGAACTTCAATTTAGAATTGATGAATGCGAATACACCCCGGATTCCGGATATAGAGCATTATCAGCTATCAATGCTTCTATTCTTGGGGGAGACGTTTCTTTTTCCAACTCTGATGTAGGCAAGACTCTTACTGCTATTATTAAAACACTCGATATTGAAGGTAAAAACAATCAATTATATTTTTATGTCGGAAGTAATAAATTGGAGAATTATACAACTCGCAATCTAAAGATTTCTATTTTGAGCCTTCGCCCCGTCGGCCTCCTTGCCGAGTACCTGCCGCAGAATCTGATGGAGTCGAGAAAAGGACCCGAGGTCGAACCTACGGCAGATGTTTTCGAGTTCGACATGGAAAGTCCGTACTTCGAGAATATCACTCCGACGAATATCGTCTATCCGTATCGTTGTGCATATGAGGTGGAGTATGTGGTCGAAGAGATGGATATTCGGACCGTTAATGGCAATATCGATGGAGTTGTAGGGTTTGGTGGACAATTGGGCGTGAAGGTATTTGGAGATGCAAACTTCAGGGCATTCCAGCCTTCGGATGTCGGCAAGGCAAAGACATTCGTTGCCGTTTTTCCGGGGAACAAAGTAGGATACATCTCGCTGTATGCCGGAAACGCTCAAAATGAATTTATAGCCCGCCATCTCAAAGTGACTATCAAAAGCATTACTCCGGTGTCTGTCCCGATTTCCTGGCTCGACAGCGCGAAGCAGTTGCCGCTGTCTGACGAGTCGATGGAGCCGCTCTTTCAGTCGATCGGAGGCTACGACATGACGGCCGACGGTGCACCGGAGATCCTCTATAACGAATAACCAAAACAACGCTATGCAATACGCCAAACTTGAAAACGGACAACTGATCCCGGCCCCCGGCGAGGTGCGGCAGGACGGGATGGTCATCATGAATCCCGGGCCGGAAATCCTCGGCCCGATGGGGTACAAACCCGTGGAATACACCGAGCGCCCGGAGATCTCGAACCCGGGCAATGAGCTCCGCGAGACCTACACCGACAACGGCGACCGCATCACGGTGACATACGAGGAGTACACCCCGGAACCGGCGCCGTATGTCCCCGAGCCGATCCCCGACACGACGATCCGGCAGGTGGCCATGTTCGCCACGATGGCCGTGAACACCATGTCGCTATCCGACGAGCAGGCGCTGGAGATCAAAGACCTCTATCCCGAATGGGCCTCGTTTATCGGCAAGTCGCTCGACGCTGGATTCAAGGTACTCTACGAAGGTCGGCTCTACAGGGTGCGCCAGCAGATCGACACGGTGTTGGAGAATCAGGCGCCGTCTGAACTCACCGCTGCGCTCTACGAGGAGATCAACGAGACAGCGGCCGGGACACTGGAGGACCCGATTCTGTACAACGGGAACATGGAACTTGTCGAGGGCAAATACTACTCGCAGAACGGCGTGACCTACAAGTGCACCCGCTCCACGGGGCAGGCGGTGTACCACGATCTGAGTGCGCTGGTGGGAATCTATGTTGAAAAGGCGTGAAGATTATGAAGAACATCGTCACTAAGCTCCCTAATGTAGTCATAGCCTGTTTCTATATCACAAAAGCATGATGACTGGGTGATTTTAGTCGAAAAGTCGGAGGATAAAAATCCCCCGGCCTATTAGTAGTCCTCTTACCTACGTACTAACACAAAGGCGCCTAACCGCACGACCGAGGAATACCTCAATCGCGGTTGGGTGTTTTTTGTGTTGTAAAGTACGTAAGTAAGAGGATGCGCAAAGATACGGATTTTAATTGAAAAGCAAAATGAGAACACCGATTTCCTATTACGGCGGCAAGCAGACAATGCTCAAACATATTCTGCCGCTGATACCATCCCACAAGATCTACACGGAGGCATTCTGCGGAGGCGCCGCGGTGCTGTTCGCCAAGCGGCCGGCCGAGGCCGAAGTGATCAACGACCTCAACATGGAGTTAACAAACTTCTACTGGATGGCAAAGGTCTGTTACCCGGAATTGAAGGAACAAATCGAGAAGACGCTACACAGCCGGGATGTTCACGCCCACGCTGGGCACATCAACAGCTACCCGCAGTTCTTCACGCCTGTCGAACGCGCTTGGGCCGTTTGGGTGCTCTGCAAGATGTCGTTCGCCTCGATGATGGATGGAACGTTCGGATACGACTTCGGGGGTATGATGCCCAAGAAGCTGCGCAATGCGAAGGAGGAGTTTACGGAACAGCTATGTGCTCGACTCGAACGAGTGACGATCGAGAACCGCAATGCACTCGATGTTATCGCCTGCTACGATGCGCCGGAGGCCTTTCACTTCGTCGATCCGCCCTATGTGAATTCGGATTGCGGTCACTACGAAGACACGTTCAACGAGCAGAATATGGAGCAGCTTCTTCGTCTGCTCGAGACGGTGAAGGGGAAGTTTATGCTGACGATGTTCCCCTTCAATATGATCGACAGATACGCCCAGCGCAACGGATGGATCATCCACCGCATTGAGCGAACTATCAGTGCCTCGAAGTCGAGTCGTCGACGGCAGGAGGAATGGATGGTTTGCAACTACGAGGAACGAGCACAAGGTTCGCTGTTTGAGGGTGGATATTTAGGCGAGTAG